TGTCGAAGAGGATGAAGCCTCCATTCCCGTTCTTGAGCGCAAGACAATCACTGCTGATGACATTGATCTTACAGAAGACCTGAACGCGATCTTCGGAGAGAACGATCTTTCCGAGGAGTTCAAGTCTCAAGTGACTACCATCTTCGAGGCGGCAGTCGTTTCCAAGATCAATGAAGAGATCGAGCTAATCGAGCAAGAGTTCAACGCCAAGCTGGAAGAGTCAGTTGTTGAGATTGCCGAGGAGCTTACCAACCAGATTGATTCATATCTCGACTATGCCGTAGACAACTGGATGCAAGAGAATGAGCTTGCTGTTGAGCGTGGCATCAAGTCAGAGATTACTGAAGAGTTCATTGGTGGACTCAAGCAACTCTTTGAAGATCATTATATTGATGTTCCAGAGGAGAAGGTTGATCTCGTTGATAGTCTTGCTGATCGAGTTGAGGATCTTGAAGAGAAACTCAATGAGGCAATCGAGACTAACATCGAGCTTAACTCAATTGTTGAAGATTATCAGCGGGATGAGCTTGTCAATGAGGCAACTGCCGAACTAACAAGCATGGAGTCCGAGAAGCTGAGAGGTCTTTCAGAAGGTGTTGGTTTTGAGGATGTTGACCAATACAGACAAGCTCTTGATACGCTCAAGGAAAACTATTTTCCTCGAACGTCCAAGGGTGGTGCCGTACAGCTAGACGAGGAAGCCGAGATTTCTGAGAATGGAATCGTTGAGGAAGCTCCTCGAAATGCTGCGATGGCATCGTATGTCAACGTGCTAAAGCGAACTGTCAAAGAGTAGAAAACTTAACTTTTATAAATACAAATTAGGATACTGTTGAATAACAGAACTGATTCAACAAACTTTTCAAGGAGAACGAAACATGTTGAATGAAGAACTAATCAATAAGTGGCAACCAGTTCTCGATCACGAGGATCTACCTCAGATCAAGAACCACTATCGTAAGGTAGTCACAGCTCAGATGCTTGAGCAACAGGAACAAGCCATGCGTGAGCAGGCAAATGTTCAGGGTGCTGGATCTGCCAGTCTCCTTGGAGAGTCATCTACGCCAGAGACGTTAACAGCGAATGCTGACAAGTTCGATCCCGTCCTTATCAGCCTTGTTCGACGAACTGCGCCAAACCTGATCGCGTTCGACATCATGGGTGTTCAGCCCATGAGTGGACCAACTGGTCTGATCTTTGCGCTTCGACCTACTTATGGAACAGGCGTGAACGGAGTTGCTGACGGTGCCAATGCTTTCTACACTGAGGCGAACACTGGCTTCTCTGCTGGCACTAATGGAAACCTTCCTGCTTGGGCATCTCAAAACTCTAGTGACGACGGATATGGAAATTCTGCGAACGTCATGTTCAATGCTGCTGCGGCAGAGGGTCTTAATGCCATTCGCACGGGTGCTGCGACTGATACTGCCGAGGGATGGGGTGGTGCTGCTTTTGGAAGTAACCCAACCACTCAAATTCCATCAATGTCCTTCCAGATCGACAAGACCACGGTGACTGCCGTTTCTCGCGCGCTGAAGGCTGAATACTCAGTAGAGCTTGCTCAAGACCTGAAGGCGATTCATGGTCTTGATGCCGAGACAGAGCTGGCTAACATTCTTACGACTGAGATCAATGCTGAAATCAATCGTGAGATCGTTCGCTCGGTCTACATGTCTTGTACGGGTGTTGATGCGGTTGATGGTCGTGGTACTGCGAACATTAGTCAGCTTGCTGGAACAACTGGTGTTCTCGACGGTCGATGGCTTATTGAGCGATTCAAGGCGCTTGTCTACAAGATTGAGACAGAAGCCAACGCGATTGCCAAGAACACTCGACGTGGTAAGGGTAACTTCATCATCTGTTCATCAGATGTTGCGTCTGCTCTTGCGACGGCTGGTGTGCTTGATCCAACCGCTGCTCTTACAGTGGATGACACTGGTTCAACCTTCGCGGGTACAATCGGTTCAGGAATGAAGGTCTACATTGATCCTTACTCCTACACTGGTGACGACTTCATTGTTGTCGGTTACAAGGGAACCAGCCCATACGACGCGGGTATGTTCTACTGCCCATACGTCCCACTCCAGATGGTTCGTGCCATCGGCGAGGATAACTTCCAGCCCAAGATCGGTTTCAAGACTCGATACGGTGTTGGAATCAATCCCTTCGCGACAAACGATACACGAGCGACTGGACCTGCCGTGGGTCAAAACAACCGATACTACAGAGGCTTTGCGGTCAACTACCTCAATGGTGTGACACTGTAATCTAAGCTAAAGTAGTAGCACACAAAACGGGGAGTGTCCTTCGGGATGCTCCCCGATTTGTTTTTGTGGTTTCCTAAATATATACAGGAGGTGAACATGGCAAAAACATTCACTAATCAACCAACGAACATCAACTACTTGTCTCCAGTAGGATTCCGTTTTGGAATCGAAGCACTACCACAGACTACATGGTTTCTGACATCAGCCAACCTTCCGGGTATTTCATTAGGCGAAGCTGCACAACCAACACCACTCATGCCGACCTTCGTTCCGGGTAATGACATTACGTTTGATCCTCTCAATGTCACGTTCATCGTAGATGAAGACCTTCAAAACTGGAGAGAGTTATACGACTGGTTGATTGGTCTTGGATTTCCAAATGATTATAATGAATATAAAGCACAGAAAGCACAACAAATATATTCAGATGCCACCTTGACTATATTGAATTCCAATATGAATGCTAACTACATCATAAGATTTGAGGATCTTTTTCCAACTAACCTCTCTGAAGTTCTCTTCGATTCTGCGTCTGGTGACATTGAGGGGATAAAAGCAACGGCAACTTTCCGGTATCTTCGTTATTCATACGAAAAAGTTAGCACTTAGGACTTGACAAGTATTCCTTTGGGGATTATACTATGTGCCGACTCCAGAACTACGTCTGGATTTCAATATAGTTGGAGGTTATGTTTAAATGAAACATCTTATTGGAATGACCGAAATTGAAGAAATCTATGAGATGTGGAGTGCCGACAGTAAGATTGATGATTTAGAGTTGGATACCGAGAGTTTGAAGATTCCCAATCTACATTCTAAATATGTACGAATGTTGACCGATGAGAGACGACAGCTACAGAAGATGCGTGAGATGCACAAGATTCTGTATCGTGACAAGACTGACTATTATAGTGGTAGAATGTGTCAAGAAGACTTGGAAGAGCGTGGATGGCAACCTTTGGACATTCGTGTTCTCAAATCAGAGGTTCCCAAGTATGTGGAAGGAGATGTAGAAGTGGTTCGACACCTGATTCAAATCTCAGAACAGGATGAGAAGGTCAAACTCCTGCTTTCCATTCTTGACAACATCAAGTGGCGCTCTCAACAAATCAAAAATGCGATTGATTGGCGTAAGTTTCTAGGTGGTGCGAACTAAATGGATACAGTAGCCGTTGCCAAGAAGGATGACGTGTATCTATGGGTTAGTTCTGAACCTTATGTTATTCGCGAAATGTCCGACTACTTCACGTTTGACGTTCCTTCGGCAAAGTTCCAGCCATCGTACAAAATGGGTGCGTGGGATGGAAAGATACGACTACTGAACTATAAAGACCATACCATCTATGCTGGATTGATTGACCACATTCGCAACTTTTGTCAAGAGCGTGGATACCTATTCAACTATGATGGTGAAGGTGATGAAAACTTCTCGTTAGTCGAGGGCAAGCAGTTCGTGAACACGTTGGATCTACCACTTGAACCACGAGATTATCAGATGGAGGCATTTGTTTCTGCTGTTCGCAAGAGAAGAATGTTATTGCTTTCACCAACAGGTTCAGGCAAGAGTCTTATCATCTATCTATTGATACGATGGTACATGGAACAGCACGATCGAAAGCATTTGATTATCGTTCCTTCCACATCACTTGTGGCACAGATGCGAAAGGATTTCCGAAGCTATGGGTTTGATGCTGGATCAAACATTCACGAAATCATGTCCGGTAGAGACAAGGTTACGGAAAAACCGATTATTATTTCAACATGGCAGTCTCTATTCAGAATGCCAAAATCATATTTCGATCAGTTTGGAACCGTGATTGTCGATGAGTGTCATGGTGTTAAAGCCAAGTCAATCACAGGCATTATGACAAAGATGGTCAACACACCCTATCGTTTTGGTACGACAGGCACATTGGATGGCACACTCACCAACAAGCTGGTGATCGAAGGTTTGTTGGGTGGTGTACGAAAGGTGACGGCAACTGCTAATCTTATTGAAAACAAGGTGCTGGCAGACTTTACAGTCAAGGCAATCGTTCTCAAGCATCAAGAGCGTGTTGCTTCAAATCTCAAGTATCAGGAAGAGGTTGACTATCTGGTATCAAACGAATCACGCAACAAGTTCATCAAGAACCTCGTGTTGAGCTTGAAGGGAAATACACTCGTGTTATTCAACTATGTTGACAAGCATGGTGTTCCTTTGTTCAAGATGATAAAGGAAGCGTGTGATGAGGATCGAAAGTGTTTCTTTGTCTATGGTGGCACAGACTTGGACACAAGAGAAAATGTGCGTGCCATTGTAGAAACTGAAAAAAATGCTATCATTATTGCTTCGTCTGGTGTATACTCTCAAGGTATCAACATCAAACGATTACATAACGTGGTATTCACGCATCCGGGTAAATCTCGGGTAAGAACATTACAAAGCATTGGTCGTGCGTTACGACGAGTGGATGACGAGGAGGCAACATTATACGATATTGTAGATGATTTGACGAACGGAAGACAAACCAAGAACTTCTCGCTGAAACATTATCAAGAGCGTTATTCAATATACAAATCGGAGAAGTTCAAGGTGAAAACATATAATGTAGATTTATGAGGAGTGCCGCAATGAAGCGACCGGATCATTATGTAGACAACAAAGAGTTTCTTGAGCATATGGTAAAGTACCGAAAGTCGGTGCTTGAAGCCGAGGAAAATAATGAGTCACCGCCACAGATACCTGACGAGATTGGTACGATCTTCTGGAAGATTGCCAATCACCTATCGTTCAAGTCCAACTTTATTAGTTATGGCTTTCGCGATGACATGATTGCTGATGGTGTAGAGAACTGTATTCAATACATTCACAACTTTGATCCAGACAAGTCAAAGAACCCATTCTCATATTTCACACAGATCATCTATTATGCCTTCATTCGTCGTATTCAGAAGGAGAAGAAACAACTGTATGTCAAATACAAGTCTCTGGAGAACGACAGCATCATGCAGGGTGGTGACATGATGAGTGAAGAGGATTACAACAACGTGACCAGTCTCGGATTTGCCAAGCTGTATGATAACATGAGTGAGTTCATTCACAACTATGAAGACTCGGTTGAGAAGAAAAAGGCAATCAAAACGAGTAAAACACCAAAATCCAAAAAGAGGAAGTCTGGTAGCAATAGTAACAGTATTCTACAATTTGCTGCTAATTTGACCGAGGAAGAAAAAGTCTAAGTGAAAGTTCCATTTCTTATAAATACCTACATGGGTAACTATGGTGGTATCATAAGAAAGGAGACGTTATGTCGCAGAAGAAACTATCTTGGAAGCAAATTTCTGGAAGAAATCGCAAAGAGGCTATAGCTAAAGGTGAGAAGTGGTATGAAAGCACTACTCCTTGTAAGAAGTGTGGTAGCACAACAAAGTATGTTAGCGGGTATAAGTGTAAGCCGTGTAGCATCGAACAAGGGTTGGCTAAGTTGGCAGACCCAGAGTTGATGGCACCATACAGAACACAAGAAAAAGTAAATGCTAAACAAAGGAGATGGCGAGCAGAAAACTATGAGAAGTTTCAAGATCAATGGTTGAGAAGAGACAAAGCCTCTAATGCTGCGAATTCCGCTGCTTACAGAGCAAAAAAGTTGGAACAAACTCCAGATGATGTAGACTATGACGCTATTCAGGCTATCTACCAAAGGTGTCGGGAGCTTAGTGAAGAAACTGGTATACCACACCATGTAGATCATATCCATCCAATTTCAAAGGGTGGATTACATCATCAAGACAATCTACAAATATTAACTGCCCATGATAATTGGGTAAAGGGTAGTAAAATGCCCGAAAAAGAAGAGGATTAAAAAAACTATGAAAATTGCTCTTATCTCGGACACTCATGCGGGGGTTAGGGGGGATAGTGACACTTTTGCGAAATATCAATACTTATTTTGGTATGACGTTTTTATCCCTTATTTGGAAGCCAATAACATCAACAATATCATACACTTAGGAGACATCACAGATCGCCGAAAATGGATAAATTACAAAACGCTGGATTCGTTCCGATCTCTGATACACACTCTGTCTGAAAAGTTTGATTTGAAGGTAATAATCGGAAATCACGACACATTTTACAGAAACACCAATGCCATCAACTCGATGGATTGTTTGTTCTCTGGTGGTGCGCGGTTTCAATGGTATTCTGATCCCACCGAGGTATGGTATCAAGGTGTAGAGCATCCGTTGTTGTTTGTTCCTTGGATCAATCAAGGCAATCGTGAACAAACGATCGAGATGATTGAAAAGACTTCTGCCAAGATTTGTCTGGGTCATCTCAACCTTCAAGGATTTGAGATGGCAAGAGGATTGATGAACAAAGAAGGCACGGATCGTCGAATGTTCAGTAAGTTTGACATGACATTAAGTGGTCATTTTCACAAGCGATCACATGCTGATAA